GTGTCGAGTCGGTACTTCATGACCTTCTGGCCGTCGAGGCCGCTGAGCATGCTGATCATGCGAAGGATCACTTGAGCGCTGGACATCTCCAGACTAAAGAACAGCACCGGGACGCCACGCTGTGCCATGTTCAGCATCTCGCTGATGGCCATGGCAGTCTTGCCCATGCCGGGACGTCCTGCCATGTACATGAGGTCCGTCTTCTGGTGGCCTCCGATCAGCCGATCGACGCACTGGAGTCCTGTCGACACGCCACTCACTCCGCTCGCTTCCTTTTCACGTGAAATGACGTCTTCTGTGACCTTCTCAGTCAGTTCTCCGACGTGTGAGACTGTGGTCTTCACGTTCGTCGAGAAGATGCCTGTCATCTGGGTAGAGAAACGGTCGAACATCTCGAAGACGTCAGCGCTCGGATCGTATGCTTGCTCGTTCACTTGTGCACTGATCCGCGCGAACTCTCTCTTCATGTGGTGCTCGCTGAGCATCAGACACCACTGCTCGAGGTTAGCCGATGAGGCGACGCGTGAGGTGAGTCCTGCGATGTATGCCGGACCTCCAGACTGATCGAGCAGGCGCTTTTTGCGCACGTGCTGCGTCACGGTCAGGATGTCGATCGGCTTGTTCTCGATGAAGAGCTCCGCCATCGTCTCGAAGATAGTGGCATGGCGTCCGTCGTAGAAGCGGTCGGCACTCAAGTGAGCGATCGCTGTGCTCATGGCCTTCGTGTCGAGCAGCACGGCGCCCAGCACGAGCTGTTCGAGCTCTGTGTCGTGTGAAGGTATTCTTGAGATCATGCTGGTCTGTATTTATCGGCCGCCTGCCATACCGCAGGCACGTCTCCGATCGCCGGGTTGTAGTTAGTTGGGAGGACGATCTCCTTCGGTGCTTGTGGCTTGTGCTCTTCGCGGAACCATACGCCGCGCATCTTTTGTTTCCATGCTCGGACAGGTTCGCCTCGTGAGTCCTTCCAGCCTGCCTCTGCGTAGTAGTGGTATGCTTTCGTCGCGATCTCCACGCTGTACCCGTTCTCTTTGAAAAACGTCTGGACCTCTTCGAGTGTGGGTGCAAGAGCGGAGCGCTTGCCCTTTACATTCTCATTTACATTTACATTTTCATTTTCATTAGCTTCTGCTTTGCTTCCTTTTTGCTTCTCGTTTGCTTCTGTTTTGCTTCTGTTTTGCTTCTCGCTTGCTTTCAACTTGCTGCCGTCTTGCTTTTTGCCGTTCGTGTAGCGCTTGATGTTAGCCTCCAGCTGCGGACGGATCAGAGTGAAGACAGTCTTCGCGATACCGGTCAGATGTGGCTCGTTAAAATTCAGCGAGTACTCGCAGATCGCATTCCAGACCTGAGCCTGTGCATCAGTGGGCAGGTCGACGATGGCCTCGTAGAAGCTGCGGTAAATTATAAAAGAGTCTCTCATGTAAAAAATACGACCACCGCACGCAAAGGACACCCAGCGCTCGGTCGAGCTTTGGCAATGCGGCGGCAGTCTGTATTCAAGCTTTTCATGTACTGGGTGTCGATGCAATTATAGGTTGCGGCCGTCCATGTTTGACCATGACTTTTGAACATTCAGGGTCCACTCTTGAACATAGCGCTGCTTCCATGCCTCCGCGCGTTCCATGCGCTCGCAGAGCAAGTTGAGCGCTACGATGTCGGCCTCGATCCGTGCGTAGTGAAGACGACGGTGCTCCGGTTGTCTCGGGTCGTAGCTGGCGAAGTAGGCCGCAGTGGTCTGATGTATCAGCATGTTCATCTGGACCTGCCAGTAGTAGTCCTCATTGATGTCTCGAAGAGTCTCGCCGCCTGTGATCCGTGAGTGCATGAAGTGCGTCACGCTGTTGTATGGGCACTTCATCTCCACGATCAGCATCGGATCCATCTCGCCGTCGTAGATTATCGCGTCGGCTGAGCATCCAGCGTACTCATTGAACAGCTTGAAGGACGGCTTCATGACCATGCGGACCTCGCCACGTGACTCGAACTCGAGACGCTTGTGCAGCTCATTCAGTGCGTGCTCTTCCCACTCGTTTCCCCAGTCGATCGCGCGACCGTATGCGTCCTCCTGTGACTCACCTGTCACGATCTCCATGGCCTTCTGTATGACGTACTTCTCAGCGGCTTGTGATAGCTTCCCTGCATCGCGGTCGGCCTTGCTGCGTGGCTCGCTCATGAGGTTGTGGATCGTGCTGGCTGTGAACTTGCCGAGGCGGATCTTGTCCCATGCCTCTGACTGTTGTCTGATCTCTTGTGCGTGCTGGAGCACGTCTGCGGTGTATTTGTTCATGCTTTGTTTGTGAGTAGATTTTCGATGTGTGCCTTCTGTTCTGGACTGATCAGCTCGGCGAGCTCTTCCATAGCTTGACGGATCTCGAACTCGTCCTCGCCCTTCTGGATGCTCTGCTCGATCAGCGCCATCGTGTGCTCTGGCAGCTTAGCGATCGGCACGTCCTTCCGGCTGATCTTGTAGGGCTTGTAGGTGTCCTTGTTCTTGCGGTTCAGATCGCGGCCGAATATCTTGCCGAGGGATTGCGCTGCATTTTTGAGGCACTCCGCCTTCAACTTCGGGAAGGCCATGTCGAGCGCGTTCGGCTTCTTATTTGATGGCGAGAGTGCCCACTGATTTCGGAGCTGTGGATCGTCTTTTATCGAGTCCGGCACGCGGTCGACCATGATGACGACCGAAGCGGCACCAGTGCGACGGATCTCCATGCCCGTCACCGGGTGAACTACCACGAGCTCGAGCGATGCCTGCACCTCGTTCGCGATCGTGTGCCACTTGAAGTTCTCAGTTTTCCACTGACCGAAGTACATCTCGTCCAGCGTCATTTCGATGTGACTGATGACGACGGTCTTCGCCTTTTTGTCTGGTGTTGACTCGGTCGACTCTTCGGTCGGTTCCGCGTTGAGTCGCGCTTGGAACTTCTGGAGCGCGTCGATGTGGGTGTCTTGTATTGGGTATCTCATAACTCTGGAGTTTTTGCGTAGTTTGAATGCATGAACATCACAGCGCCTTCGAGCTGAAAAACGAACTGGGCCCCAGTGATGACGTGATAGCGATCCGTGAAGGACTGATGAACTGGATGCTCGAAGGGAAGAGGCTCAGCCGGATCGAACGCATGGCGGTCAATTTTGCACCACTCTGTCGTATCACGATCACGCTGGAGTCGGATGTAGTGGCTCTTGTAGATTGCAATGTACACGCGTGTGCCGCTTGCCTTGTAGATCGGCTCAGTGATCTCGTGACGGATCACGGTGCCTGCGTAGGTCTGGAGTATCATGGCTGCACCTCCTTCCTAAAAGTCGTCATGTCCACGAACACTTGCGCGAGCTTAGCCTCGAAGCGGCCCTGAGTGGAGTCGATAAATTCGTCACTCGTTAGCACGCGACCGAAGGAGCTGAGCGGGTCGATGTTCTCGTCTTGCTTGATCGCTTCCGTCTTGATGTATCGGAAGTCCTTGCTGTATGACTCGTAGATGTAAATATAGTGATCCTCCAAGATAGCACAGAAGACGTTGCCGTCTACGTTCTCGCGGAAGGAAGGAGCGACGAGCTCAACCGATGTCGTCGTCCGATGAGTGAGGCTGATATTCATGACTCTACCTCCTCGTCTTCGTTAGTTAGGAAGCCGAAGTTCGACGGCATGAGCTCGATGCGATAGTCGTGACCAACACCACCGGCACTCATTAGCGCGGTGCCTTGTGGGAGTTCGGTGTAGTCGTAGCCCAGCTCGTCGCAGCGTTGAATGAATGACGTGTGAGCGTCCTGCCATGAGCTGAAAAAGTGAACAGCGTGCGACTTCTGTGAGCCGCTGATCTGTTCGATCGTGATACAGTACTTCATTTGGTGTGTTTTTTAAATTTGTGAGACAAATGTACGTCACTATTTTGCTACATTAATAAGAAAAAACACGGAGTTATTAGTCGCGAGCTGTTAATATAGCGCAACTAACTGAAGGTTAGCCTGTAAAGTGTTGAAAAGTTAGTGCTCGAAGTGTGGTAGATCCTTAAATCGGCGCCATTCTCCACCCCATTCGACGCCATCGAAGAGATCGCTCACGATCTTGGCGAAGCGCTTGAAGTGGATCGACGACCAGTCAAGGCTTCCCTGTCTTTTGAATGCGATGTCGAAGGCTCTCGCTGGGTAGACGTTGTGCTTGCCGTTCTGCTCGATATATGTCACGATCTTGCCGGGCTTCGTTCTGCCTTGAGCGTAGAGTTTTTTCTGCTCTTCGTTGGTTCTGAAGGTGCAGGTCAGGAACGGCTGAGGCATGTCCTTGTACTTCTCAGCGTATACCTTCGAGGACTGCATCCAGACGAGCTGAAGGAACTCGGTGCAGTCATTTATGTCACGACTGGGCATTGCTTAGGCTGTTTATGGTTTGATCTTTTACGTGCGAACTGCGTGAGCTTCCCACGTAGTAACTGAAAATAGACGCGCCGATGCTCATGATCGCGCCGAAGGTCATGTCAGCGAGTCGCTGATTCTCTTGTGGTATTGTGATAAAGATCAGCGAGAGCACGACACCGATGAGCAGGACCAGACCAGACACGACGACCGCAGCCATCAGCCAGTCACGCTTGCCGGTGGCCTTCGTGAACTCGGCCTCCCGGAGTCTTGCGCTGGTGCGATCTTCGACTTCTGTCTTGTATGCTTCCAGCTCTGTCTGCATGTCGATCCGGTGCATCTCCAGCGTGAACTCCAGCTTGAACTTCTCGAAGTCCTGCGCGAGCTTTGCGGCTTCATCGCTCTGTCCCTTTTTGCCATTGATCAGCGCGCCCACTGTCTCGATGGCTTGTATACCGGTCACGTCACCGACGACCTCCAGTATGTCACCGGCCACGGGCTTCACGCGATCACGGACAAAAGTCCCGAACTTCGAGTTCCGGATCTTCTCGCCGATGCGCTGCTTGTCTTTTGGCTCGTCACTCATTTGCGCTTGAACATCGAGAGCACGTTGTTGAGGATCGTCTTGTGGTTCTCCATGACGTATTGGATCAGCTTCTCACCGAAGAGAGTGGCAAGCGGGACCAGTATCTGAGAGAGATCAGTGTGGCCGCTGCTCATGCAGTACTGCGAGGTCAGGTACCCACAGAAGACAGAGAGCGCGATGACTGCGACCCACTGAATGAAAGAGAGAGTGCGTTTCATGTATATGTCGTAGCTTAGTTTCGCAAGTAGACCGACGCCGATGCCGACGACGTAGGTGTGAGTGTGATTGAATAGTTCAGCGAGTTCTGTCCACAGTGCCTTCATTTTGTGATCGTTTTTTCAGTTGACTGAGCAGCTCCTTCTCGTAGCGCTTGAGCTTCTCCAAATAGACTCGTTTTTCGTCTCTTTTCTCTCTCATGGTTGCACTTTATGGAATGAAGTCGATGCGGCGACCGTAGTAGTCCGGAGGATTCACTGGCATGCTCCGGCTGAAGTCGTACCCGAACGGCTGACGACGCTGCAAAGGTGAGCGCTGCGGCCATACATTCGAGCTGTACTCTGGGAAGTCGGCCGAGTTCGCGCAGAGGTAGTCGAAGAGGAGCCCGGTGTAGTACTCCGCGTTCTGCCGATAGCGGACGATGAAGTCCTTCATCGTGGCGTCACTCATGCCGGTGCCATCTTCTGACGATCGCTGCACGAAGGTGCCGTTGTCGAGCTTGTACACGAGCGAAGGAAGAGCCTCGACCATGGTCCACCAGAGGACGACCTTCTGACAGTACTCGGTGACGAGTGTCTCGTAGTCACCGCTCAGCGTATTGCCTGCGATGTCGTCCTTGAGCTTGTTGTATAGGTTCGTGCCCAGCCACGGTTGCAGATACTTGTCCTGAGCGAGGTATACGCTCGGATAGAGGAGGTTCGAGTCAACTGCTCCGTTGACTTGTGTGTACTTTTTGATGTACACGTCGCTGATGAATAGGATCTCTGCCATGTTTTTGAGTTTTATCCGTATTTAAGTGAGCCACGATCTGTTCGTTTGATCGGTGCGATGCCTTCGATGCCCTTCGGCTTCACGTATGGGACGTTGCCGACGCGCTCGTCATTCTCGAGTCCTTTGTTCGGCAGGAACTTGCCGCGCTCACGCTTGCGGAAGTAGATCTGACGCTTCCAGTGGTGGTGGCAGAAGCAGCCGCCGACATACTTGAACAAGTCGTAAGAGCTTTGGCCAGCTGTATGCGTACCGCAGCTTGTACAGACCACGATCTCCCCATGCGCTCTTTTTGTCCGGTTCGGCGTATCCTTCGAGACTCTGGAGCTGATAGTCTTGCAAGTTCTCGCAGAACTGTCGCTCGATATCGGCATCACGTAGCGCCTCGCCTTCGTGCACCAGCTCCCACTCGTCCAGATCGATCACTTCGCCGCGATCCTTGAGCCTGTCACGCCAGTACTGCTCGTCGTCGGCAGTCATGTCGACCGCTTCAGACTGTCGGGCCTTTTTTTTTTCGCGTGATAGTGTCGCCGTGAGCTGTGCCGGAGTGGTCGGAGGTGTGCCTTCCTTGATGTCTGCGAAGATCTCGTCGACTTGAGCACTCGATAGCATGGGGAAGGACGCCGCCATGACTGCCTTCGCTGCCGTGATCGGTATCAGTCCGCTCGTCACTTGTGCGATGACCTCGAGCATGCTCGCAATCTGGGCTCCATTGAGTGCGGTTGCTGCCACGTTCTCGACCGGTGCCGCATCTGCGGTCGGTTCTGCCGCTTGAGGCGCTTGTTGAGGCGCTATGGAAGCCGTCGGAGTCTGTTCGATTGTGGTCGCAGTGGCTCCTGTCTCGGTCATGAGCGGAGTGTTTGGCACGATCGTGATCGTCACGTCTGGCATCTCGTAGCTGAGCACGTACTCGAAGCCCTGCGACAACTTGCGCTGCTTCGGTTCGATGACCTGCTTCGTGAAGATCTCCAGACCGATGACCATCTCCTCTTTATTCGATCCGAAGCCAGTGCCACCGTCACGGATGCCGAAGATCAGAGGCGTGGTGCAGCGATGCGCGAGGAGTACCTCCTGCCGGGAGGTGTTGGTCAGATATTCGTACTGCTTGTCGGCGTCCGATAGTGGGAAGCTGTCGATCTTCGGCGGTGTAGCGTTCGGCTCGTTGAAGGTGAAAAACGTCTTGCCGCTGTTCTTAGCTCCGCCGAGGTGCATCTCCATGTCGGTCCGCATACGACGGATGCCGTCCTCATCTTGCTGGCCGTTAAAAAAGGACACGATCAAGCTGGGAAACATGCCGTTGAGGATGTTCGAGACGTGATAGATGCCGATCTGCTTCGATAGTTCGATGTAGTTCACCGCGCTGAAGTAGTCCGGCTTCGGATAGATCTGGCCGCCTGTGTAGTCGAAGCACCAGTAGACCTGCCGAGGCTCATCGACTGCGGTCTCTTTGTTGAATTTCGGTATGAACTCGGGCTTGTTTTTCTTTTTGCGGATGTTCGCCCAGTCGTCACTCTGATATATGCCGATGACCTCCTCGTCTTCACCACTCACAGCGATGCGACACTCTTCGTATGGTAAGTGCTGGAGCTTTGCGATCGTCTTGCGATCGACTGAGTAAATGACTTCGATATAGTAGCCTCCGAACTTTTTGAGATCGGATGCACAGCCCTGTCGGATGTCCTCGGTGAGAAGGATGTCGACGCGGTTCTGATAGCTTCCAGCGCTGACTCCCTTCCCTGCGATCATGTCCGCGATGCTGATGCACAGCGCTCCGTGAATAGGAGACGACTCTGCCAGATCGCGGAGGTACATGGGGAACAGGTTGTCGAGTCCGGATGTCACGTAGCCGGAGCGGTCGATCTTCTCGGTGCTCTTCACTGGCGTGTAGTCAGTGAGTGAGACGTTCATGATATTGTTAGCCATTGAATACGATGTCGTTGTTGATGTCAATATCCGGCACAGTGTAGAAGCTCGTGCCGTCACTAAGTTGGCATAGGCCCTGTTCGCAGAGTCCGACCACGCTGGCGTCGGCAGGATTCAGGTTGATCGCGCTGTTCTGTCCGTATACGTCGTAGCGATAGCGACCAGTCAACGTGAGCCCTGTGGTATTGATCAGCACCTGCGTGATCCTCTGATTTTCTGCCACTACATTGAGCACTTGAGCCAAATATACGCCCGCGTCGCTGTTCTCTTCATGTCGAAGTATGAACAGATAGTGCGTGAATGGCGTGGAGTAGTACTGACGCGCCTCGTCGAGTGTGAGGTAGAGCGTCTGGTTCATGGTGTTGGCGAGGAGTGTGATCATGTTCTGAGGTTAAAAAAAGACGGCGAAGCTGATGAGCCCCGCCGTCCCCAAATTTACAAAAACATACAATGATCTCCGCGTAATTAGTACGCTGGATCTACCACGATATCCGGCGTGAAGTTGCTGAACGGAGTGTCTCCGACAGTATACGGCTCAAGGAAGAGCGGCTGAGTCGGCTCCTCTGCGGTGAGAGTGAGCGTGTAGCCGTTGAGGTCTCCCTTCGCCTTGCCTGACTGGTATGTCCCAGCGGTCAGGAAACAGCCGTCGGTTGTTCCGCACATCATGATCTGATCGTCGTACAGACGAACGAACACTGCGACCTTCGCCTTCGAGAGGTTCTCGAGCTCTTTGCGCTTGTCGTTCTCAAGTTTGCCGAGCGTCAACTCGACCGCCTGCACGAAGTAGAGCGTCCCATTTTCAAGAGATGCTGTTGGTGTAATAGTGACAGCGCCGGTGTTTCGGTTCGGCTGATAGCGGAACACGGTCACAGGTGAAGTGACGGTGAACCCCGTGATTATGCCGTCCACGTCCTGAGTCACCCCGGCAGCGAATGAGTTCCAAGGTGCGATGAAGATCTCCTTCACGCCTCCGACTCCTTCGTTACAATCGAGCAAAAAGCCCGTAGAAAGTACGCAAGCCATTGATTTTGAGTGTGTTAAGTTTATAAAGAGGGGAGAACCGAAGCTCTCCCCGTTAAAATTAGAACCATGTCGAGTAAGCCGCGATGTCAGAGCCTACGCCGTACTGAGTACCGGCGAAGAACTTGATCGAGAAGCGGACATTATCGTCAGCCCATGCGCGCATGTCGACAACTTGTAAGCTGTTCCAGTCGCTCACGAGGTTAGTGCCGAACCACAAGTTCGATGGCTGTGCCATGATCATCGTGTTCGCTGGCATGCCCGGGCACACTGCTATGTTATACAAGCCCATGAAGCTCTTCTGAACTTCGGGACCTGCGTATGTATACCAGCCATTCCCTGCGGCGGCGTTCGCGTACATGTACGCCTCCCACACGTCGTTCGACATGTAGATGAGTGGCTTCTCGGTTGCTTTTTTCAAGCCGATCGGAGCCGCAGCGATCAACTCTTGGATCTTTGCGAACACGTTGCTCGAAGTGATAGCGACAGGAGTCGACACGAAGTTGATGTCGCTGTCTGCATCGGCGCCGATCTGAGTCAAGAGACCAGCGTACTCGCCAGCGGTTGCTCCGTTCCCGGTCCAGATCAAGTTCTCGTTGTTCTGAGCTACGCCTGCGAGCATGGTGCTGATCAAGCCCTCAGTCAAGGCAGTGCCGAGCGTGCCGTTCTGCACGTCCTTCGCTTCCCATGAGTCATTGAACTCGTTCAGACATACGTCCTGCTGGAATTGTAACTTTTTGAGCTCAAGGATGCGCTCGGTCAGGTTTACGGTGCCTGTCGGAGTGAAGGCACAGGTCGCGTTCGCGAAGGTCACGTTGTCCGCGATGCGCTTCACGACTTGCTTGTACTCGATGTTTTCCTTGACAGTGATGTGCTGCAATGTCTCGTTTGCGTAGAACGCAGCCTTAATGTATTCGCCCGCGAATTTTCCGGCGAAGGTTGTTGTGTTGTTTACGGTTGTTGCCATTTTTTACTTGTTTTGAAGGTTGTATTCGATACGCTCACGCATAGACATGCGGTGGAACGGCTTGTTAGGTACGGCAGGCTGAGGCTGCTTCACGCGGCCGAGCTGCACGGTCTTGTCTTTTACTGAAGGAGCGGCAGCGCTTGACTTCACCTCAGAGAGTTCGGTCTTGATGCTGCTCAGTTCAGTGGCCTTGCTGATGTTGTCAGCTTCCGCCTTCGATAGCTTGCTCAGGAGTTCGGTGTTCTGTCCTTCCAGAGCAGCCACTCGTGAGCTGAGGCTCTCGATAGTTTTCAATAAATCGGCGGTGCTCATCTCGTCCTCGACTTCGATTTCCTTGATCTCTGCGATCTTGGCATCTTCGCCGATTACAATCATGCGACCGTCCTCGAGTGCGTACTCGCCAGCCATCAGAGGCACAGCGACGCCGTTCTCGTCCTTTGTGTATACGTCGACACCCATGCTCCACTCCGCAGCGCTTGTGAAGATCACAGTGCCGTCGGCAAGTTTGCCCTCGATCTCAAGCTTCACCTCCTCCTCGAGGAAGATCTGCTTCGGGTCGATGCTGAACTGGTGGAAGATGTCGCGTACTTTTTGCGCAATGGTTCCTTTCATCGTTTCAATGTTTGAACTATTGACTCGAGTGTATAACTTTTCCCGAACATGTAGCAAAAGAGTGACTACTTTGCCGTCCATATACTACACCCCATGAGCACAGCCAAATCACTCGACCTCCTCGGACTGCCGCAGGAGCTCGCTCCCTTCGAGGGACAGATCCAGACACGCGTCACGCGATCGATCCGGATATATGAGAACAATGACTTCACCAGCGGCAAGCAGGTCGTCTATTACACGGCCGAGATCGGCCCGGAGGTGACGAGTCTCTTCGGAGCGTACCCTTTTAATCTGGCCGCAGGTTATATCTACCACGGAGCATTCAGTCCGATGGGTCAGAGACCGGAGGGCTACGTCCTTTTCAAGCCGTCGACATGGGTGCGACATGAAGCGCCGAGCGGACTGGCAGGTCAAAACGTGTACTACGTTCAGAGCAAGGTGACATTCGCGCACACTATGCAAGGCGCCGTCATGGACTTCGAGTTCGAGCCATACGAGACGACATGGCAAGGCAAGGCTGAGGACATGAAAGACCCCATGATCAGAGCGGCGTACTATGCGCGCGTAATCACGAAGGGAGCGGACGGCAAGCCGAGAGTGAGCTGGACGTCTCGCAATGTCATCACTCCGAAGCGTCGACTCCGTCGTTATAAGAGTGTCGTGTATGTCAACGGGCAGGACGTGCTCGACTTCGACTATCGCGCACTCACGAACAGCTTCGGCAAAAAGTATGAGGGCTTCATGTGGATGTGGAGGCTGCACAATGGTCCACGGATCGGAGGCACGACCGACAATGTCTACGGATCCACGCTGAACATACCACTCGCTCCGGATGTCGACAGTACGATCACAGTGGAGCCGGGTGTCTCGAATGTATACGACACGATCGAGAAGACTCTGGTGTATAACCCGAACTTGCAAGAGCAGGCGACACTCCTCTGCTACATGGAGTTCCTGCCTGCGAACGGAAAAAATGAAGGAACTGGGAAGACATACAACCTTGAGACAGGTGAGGAGCGCCTCTTCTGATGCGCTGGCTGATCCTCGAAAGTGGTCGCATAATTAAACACCAGAATGATATGAAGTACGTGATCAAAAAAAGCGCCGACGGGCAGTACTACTACACCGTCACCGGAGCGAACGGCGAGGTCATGCTCACCAGTGAGACGATGACCGCGAAGCACAACTGCCTCAAGGCTATCGAACGCCTCCGCGATGAAGCTCGTGAAGCCGACGTAGAGTCGGAAGATTGAGGCTGGTTTGGATCAAAAAAGGGGAGCCTCACGTGTGCTCCCTTTTTTTATTCACTCAAGGCAGCCATCAGCGCCTCCACGAACAGGTCATCGCTGGAGCTGCTCAGCTCTGCGACCATGTGGTCGAAGATGCCCTCGATGCTGAAGCCCTTGACCTTGCCGAGCTCGACCTCTTCCCAGATCTCGTCGGCCTGCACGTAGGTGCCGACCATCCACGTCCCGACAGGCACGTCGATGCCGAGGTGCACGCTCTTGTCTTGCTCGCTCTCTTTGTACCATGTCTCGACCACTGTGCACCCGGTCACGGCGTACTCATGCTCGAGCGTGTGATTGTGGTGCAAGTTTTTCAACATGAACTGGTGCGCGCACTTGTAGACGGTCTCCTCGTCGAAGTAGATGTAGAACTCCTCCCCGGTCGTCTTGTCGATCCGGAGGATATACTTGTTCGGTATTAACGCCGGGCCGTATAACATGCGGCGCTCTTTGTTTACCGCGCGAAGTTTGACCTCACTCAGAGCGACCCAGTTCGTCTCGATCGCAGGAAATTCCACGAGGCTAATCGCTTGTACGCCGAGCTTCATGTCGTCGTCGATCACGCACTTCATAACTTTTTTTTTGTCCATGTTTGTCTGTTTTTTCGTGTGTTTATATTGCCATCGGTTAATCCGCAATATAGCATCAAGGTGTGAAGAGAGGGCTGTCCTAACGAGGGCGGCCCTCTTCATTTAAAGTCGGGCCAGCTCCTCCACTCGATCACGTGCCTGCGTCGCTTTTTCGACGTCACCTGCGAGCACGTAGGCGCGAGGTGTCTCTTGCTCGGGTCGGTTGTTTAGGAAGTCCAGCACGAGAGGATTGAAGCCGGGAGTGGTCGCTTCCGATCCTCCAGCTGATCCTCCTCCTGCTCCACCTCCGGCACCTGCCACGTCTGGGACGTTTGTGCTGGCCGGTGGCGTGGTGCTCTCGAATTGTGTCTGCTTGATCTTTGCGATCTGTAAAGCGCCAGCTGCGGCAGCTGCGGCTGCGGCTATTCCAGCACGGACGACACTGGTCGGATCTCCCGGTATGATCTGTGAAGCGAAGGCAGCAACTGCCGCGCCTGCGGTGTTCACGATTGCCGACGCGATCTGGAGCCGCTTGTTTTTCTCGAAGGCCTTTTTCTGCTCGGCTTCGATGACTGCTCGGCGCTTGATCAGATCGGCACGCTGTTGAGCTGTTCGCGCCTCTTCGATCTGCTTGTCGATCGTCTTGAGCTTCTCGCCGAGTTCGGCGCTTTTTGCTTCGTTCAAAGAGGTCAGAGTGTCCAGAGCTTGTGCAGCTGTGTCGGCCCACATTTGAACTGTCTCGGCCGCTGCCTTGATGCGTATCTCTTTTTGCTTATTGCTGAACTCCTCCTCGAGTGCAGTGGTGTCCTCGCCGTACTGCTTAGCCAGTGCGATCCGTACGTCATAGTCAGCCTTCAGCGCTGCGAGTTCAGCGGTGAGAGCTTGCTGTCTCGAACCGCTTGCTGCCGTTCCTTCTCTTTGTCGACGTCTTCCTGTGCATACTTGTCGATGATCTCCTGTCGCTTTTTGTCCCACTCTTCCTGTATTGCTGAGGCATCCTTCCCGGCATCTTCGAGGAGTGTGACCTTCTCGAAGTAGACCTCACCCAGTGCGTCGAGCTCTTGTTGCTGGGCACTCTTTTGCGCGGTGAGATTCTCCTCCACCAGTGCGTCGACGATGGCTTGCTGCTCTTCCTGTGCCTGCTTCGTCATCTCGATCAGCATCTTCGCATACTTCTCACGAATGGCTTGCTCCTCTTTGCCTTGTAGCTCGACGATCTGTGCGGTGTCGACCTTTGCCTTCTCGGCCTGTTCCTTGAGCTTGCGATACTTCTCGGCCACGTCGGCCAGCTCCTGCTCTTGCGCGGTCTTTGTTGACTTGCTGAGCTCGTCCTGTGCTGCCTTGATCGCTTCAGCGACGGCAGTCTGTTGAGCGATCAGCGCATCTCTGATCGACTTCGCCTTGTCGGCTGCCGCTTGTGCGTTCGCCTTGTCGGTATCTGCGAAGCCCTTGCGAAGCTCTTGGAAGCGTGCCGCAAATACTTCGCCCAGCTTGTCAAGATCCTCCTCGGTGGCGCCGAGCGCGATCAGCTCCTGCCGACGCTTCTCGTATTCACGCGTCAGCAATGCTTCGGCCTTCGTCCGGTCGTCAAGATTGCGAAGCTCGAACTCGCCCTGCAAGTCGGTGCGCTTTTGATTCAGTGCGTTGATCGTCTCGATCTTGATCAGTTCGCGATCGACCTCCTGCGTCCGGTACTTCTGGCGAAGGTCGGCAAGTTGCTGCTCTTGCTCTTCGCTCAGACCGTACAAAGTCTGTTGCTGTTCGACCAGCTTGTTGATCTTCACCTTCGTCGCTGCGATGTCTTCCGCGTTCGATTGCAGCTTGAGCTGTGTGAGCTTCTGGGTGTTGCCTGCGGCTTGTGCGAACGCGATCCTCTCGTTATCTTTTCTGCGTTCTGTGTACTTGTCAACCTCTTTGTTGAACTTGTCAACGTCGGCCCTCTCAGAGTCGAGGAAGGCCTTCACGGCGAAGCCCAGCGCAATGATAGCCGCCGCGATCGCGAAGACTGGATTCCCGAGTAGGGCCTTGCCCAGTGAAGAGAAGGCGCCGCCCAGTCCCTTCACTCCGTCGATCACTCCCTTGAAGGAGACGTTCTTGATGTTTCCGGCAAAGTTGCGCACGTCTTGACTCAGTCCTTCGAAGTCGAGATTCTTGAGTCGCTCAGTCAGTCCTCCCGAGATGTTCGACAGATTCTCAAGCGGTGGCCCTGCGTTCTGTCCTGCACTCTCTGCGATGTCCTTCAGTTGATCGTTGACTTCGCCGAGTCGCTGAGTGAGCTGCGTGTACTTCTCGACGCCGAGAGCCTCCTGTCCTGCGAGGAGTGCCTTCTTGAGTTCGCGCTGCTCTTGCTTCAGGTTGTTAGTCTTCGGGACCAGATCGTCCAGACTGCCGCCGAGCTTCTTGTACTGCTCCGTCAGTTCCTTGTACTGATCACTTTTGACGTCGGTGTTCTGGAGCTGCTCGCGAAGTTTGGCCAGCTGAGCCGTGACGTCTTCGGTATTGTTCGCGACTTTTTGCTCTGCGTTCGCTACCGCTTCGAGTCCTTTGGCGACATCGTTCAGCGTGCCGATCGTCCCGTCTGCTTTGGTCTCGAGTTCAATGATATACTTTTTCGCCATGTCAGTCGATTATTATATAAGCAATAAAAGAGAGCAGCGCCCACGCTGCGAGTATAAGAGTCCACCTGACCAGATAGAAGAGTGCAAGCCGACGTCCTTTGAGATGTCTCTCGCTGGTGTTGGTCTTGTATCCTGCCTTGATTAGATGAAGGAGTGGAGTGATAGAGTTGTGCGTCATGTTATCTGTGATTGTTGGTAATATAGTGAAGCGGTGACGACAAAGGTCGCTGAAAAAGTTCCGCCTGTGACCTGCACAGTGATTCGGTGCTGTGCCGGATCAGTGACGACGTCGACATCGAATGTGAAGACGTAGCCGCCGAAGCCTCCGTTCGTGTTGATCACGACGACAGGAGAAGCCGAGGCTGTGCCGCCTAAATTAAGCAGCGCGAAGCTGAGCTGTCCGCTCTCGTAGTTGCCAGCAAGTGCCTTGTCTTGCACTGTGTAGTTGAGCAAGCAGCTCCACACTGCATCGGTCGGAAGTGTCAAATATGTGCCGGGCACTCCGTCGACAAAGAGCTCCATGATGTCACCACTGGCCACGATCGGTGCTTCGTCTTGTAGCACAATGATGCCGCTCTGTGCCCATCCAGCGTAGGTACTCATGGAATCCCCTCCACGATAGCCTCCTCCGTAGTGGATGCCGGGCATGTTGGTGACGACATTCTTGCCATACATGACGACGCCGCCTGCGCCTTGTTTCGTCAGGTTCTCGCCGATGGCTATACTCTCAGGATTATTTGCGTCGATTGTTATATTCGTGCCGACGGCTACCGTATAAAGGTTTGATGGATCATTGCTGAGCTTGTCAGCCATGACAATTGTGTTCTCGGCGTTGCTGACTTCTCTGGTGCTGGTTCCTATTTTTGTCTGACTCACTAACTGAGTGTTCTGAGGCTGTGACGTGAAGCCGTAGCATGAGTTCGTCGTAGCGTCCCATGTGTAGCCGAAGCGCTCGCATGATTGCTTTGTAGCTGAGGCAGGATTTCCAGCGCGATCCACAAATTCTATCAAGCCCCCGGGCGTTGCAGCGTTGGGACGTACACTTGTCTCAGGCAGCGCGTCGATCAGCTTGAGGAGTGTCACCTTCGTCACCTCAGCGCTGCCGATCTTGTAGTCACTGATCTCGAGGATCCTCCACCACGAGTTCACGACCCAGATGCGATCGGCAAAAGTGAAGCCGAGGATGTCGGCAAGATCGAGCGCCATGTAGCACTCCATGATTCGCGCGTTCGGTGAGTAGAGCTGATTCAGATAGTCGCGCCAGTATAGGTTGAACAGGTTGTTTAATGGATTCACGCCCTGAATGTAGAGCGGCACCTCTGGCGCCCAGTTAAGATCACGAGAAGAGAAAAATGGCTGGAGAAATTCGTAGTGATTTAAGAGCGGCATCTCGTATGACGTGTCTGCTATCTCGAGCACGTTGTCCCACAGCGTCATCGTAGTGCCCCCAGCGTAAAAAAGGCAGCGAAGCTTAGGGCTCACAAAGTTGCCCTCGCTGTTCACGAACTTAGGGATCACGACACTCGTCCCGTTGATATAGTTGCAAGGCGTCGACTGAGTCGTGAGCTGGATCTTCTGCTCGCTATCCTTGGCGAAGTCATTCGGGACGTCGCTCTCGCTGACAGTGTAGTTCTCGATCTTGTAGTCGCCGTAGATCCGCCCGAGGCCCGTGTAGATCTTTGAGCCCACGTCCTCGCCTGCGGCGTACGTGAACGTCAAGCGCTTGGTCTGGAAGTCGCTGGTGTTAGTCAGCGTGATGTCCTTCGAGATGTCGAGCTTTTTGCTCCAGTCTCGATCGGTTCCGGTGCCGACATAGTCCTTGATCGGTTCCACGATCAGCTTGTTCGGTTCGGTGCGATCCGGCACGATCACGCAGCAGTGCATGTTCAGCACGTCGCGAAGGAACTCCGCCTGAGTCACGTCTGGAGCGTTCGCAGTCCAGTCGAGAGTCAGGTCCTCGATCCAGTCCGCGTCATAGCATTCGACTCCCGAGCCTCCGGCGTAACTTGATCCGGCAATATATGTGACCGATGAGCCAGCTGCTGATCGAAACGTGAATAGTGCGATGTCGCCGATCTCAAGACCCGCAGGCGCTATGATCAGGCCGCTGTCGTACGTAGACGTGCCCGCTGGGCATGGTATTGATATGTTCACGTCCAGCGCTGGGAATGGGTAGTTCGCCACGAATTGCACCGTCGTCGCTGCTCCGGTATTGTTCATCGTCAGCCAGATGCGAAAATAAAAACGGCCGGTGGCAGGTGCGACATAACTGGCTCCGCTCAAGTTGCCGCCGTTGTCGTAATCGACGACGATGTTCGCGAACGGAACAGGGAAGGCTGCGGAGGTTGCTGCTTGATTCACGGACAAATAGTACCGAAATCTCGCAGAGTCTTCCGGTAGTGTATACTTGAGCGTCTTCGAGTTTATCCATGGCGCATAGTATAAGTAGAGCACGTTTTCAAGATTTGCAGCGCTATATGAGAAGCCTGCCTCCGTGATAATCTTCTCGAAGATCCACTGCCAGCACAGCGACGGAGTCAAGTCACCCACGCGCACCGCTGTCCCGGAGCTTGCTGCGTATATGCTGCGAGATCCTTCCGACCCTGTCTCGTCCCACTTCTGCCCGTAGTCCGTCAGTGAGTAGAGATACGGATATCCGGACGCGCTGCTCACTTCTGTATAGTCGAGCAGTGCATTCAGATCAGCCAGCGCCGCGATGTCCTTCAGCTTTTTTCCTGCCACTTTATTGAAGAGGTCAGGGCTCTCAGCGTAGAAGGTGAGCTCGAAGTCGGCAAGCTTGCCTGCTTGAGTGATCACTCTCATCACGCGAACGTATCCGGCAGCGATCGGAAGAGTCTGCACTCGTATCTCAGCGGGGAGCTTCACTTGCATGTAGTCGATCTCGGCGTCGATGTTCACGTCTGTGAGGTAGCCGATCGCTTCGCAGTTGTTCTGAGTGGCAGGCACCCGGAACTGTCTGGAGAATGATCCGAGAGCGGCGAAGGTCTGGAGATCAGAGAAGCGCCAGTTCTGTGAGATGGTCTCGTTGAGGTAGAGCTCGAGTGTGCTTGTCACAGGCTGGTCGAGCAGGAAGAAGCCACCAGCAGCGGCTGAGTAGTCCTGTGCCCATGTGCCTGCGAAGTTGAGACGAGTCTGACCGGGCACCGGTGAGTCGATCACTGGCATCGAGTTCAACGTCTTCACGACGCTGTCTCCTGCCGCGTTCCGAATAGTCAATACGTCACCGGTGCTCAGTGCTGCGACGCTCGGGCTGCTGGTCACAATCAAGCGCGACAGCACGCCGATGCCGATGTAGATCGGGTTGTTGCTGATGCTTGCGACAGGTCCACTGCCACCTGTTCGTACTATGAGCTCGACGTCGTTGTTCATGTCCAGTAATCTTGTGAGTATTTTACCTTCAGCTGTATGTTGTAGAGCTTGCCGTTCCGCTCTCTTCTCTCGAGGAAGCTGGTGTCCTCAATGCTGCACGGTGTGAAGGTGCCGTCATCGTTTACTATGTGGACTTGATTCGACACGAGAAGACCGCGCAAGAACACGTACTCGTTCTCCTGCACCCAGTCCGACGTGACGCTCAGCGTCTGAGTCACCAGAGTCTCGCGATCAGTCAGCACGCGATCGCTCGATAGATAGAACGGCGAGCTCGCACGCCAGCGCGTCTGCTTGTATTGCTTGCGCTCGATCGTGTCCGTGATCTCGTTTTTCTTTATGAAGTTGAAGTAGTCCCAGCCGCTTCGTGAGTTGACCCACGCAAGACGGACGGGAGTGTACCGACAGTCCCACTGACCCCAGTCTTCTGCATTGTAAAAGACATAGCGGACGGCAGTGGGAAGATTGTCGGTGTTGAGCAAGGTCAGCAAGTAGTACCTCCAGTTCGGGTACATGCTCGGCTTCTCTGTGACTGTCGCGTCATCGTTCAGATTTGCCGGATATGCTCCGAGAAGCGTGATAGGGTAGTCCGCGAGTGTCGCACTTGTCCATGTATGCGATGCTCCTGCACTGTCGTAAATAGTGATGCGCCACTTGACGACGTTGTTCGCTGGCATGTAGGTCTCGCCTCCCGGTATAACGATCTGACCATAGTCAGCCTCGCGGACTGGGATGTAGATATTTTGAGGGAAGGGCGTGCCGACGTATGCCGACCGGAGCTTCGTCCACGTGTGCGTATCAGCGAAGCGGTCACTCATGACTCTCGAATTTAATGCGTTGCTGAGTGCGTACTTCACGTTGATGCTGCCGAGGTTCGAGTCTGGCTTGTATCCGTCCCTCATCTGGTAGTATCCATTGACCACGACAATCTCGATGGCTGTGGTCGGTGAGCCTTGAGGAGTGAGCACGCCGTCGACGGCCCAGAACTCCTGAAAAGTCACGCTGAAGCCTTCCCACGCCTTGCCGATCAGCTCCTCATTTTCGCCTGTGTATGCGTGCAGGTCTGGATCGTCCTCAAAATTGCGAAGAGTGACCAGACTGCCGAGGTCATAAATGACTCCGCTGTATGGGTCAGGGCTTAAAAAGAAGGAGTAGGTCTCGCCTGTGCTGGTGACTGTCACCTCCGCACGGATCCGGAAGCCCGGCTGTGCCGTCTGCGTGCTCGTCATGTAGAAGAGTAGACGCTGACCTCGTGCGCTCCATGCTCTCGGCTGATCTGATATTGTGATTGCCATGTCTTAGGTCTTGAATTTTTTACGTGTATCGAATGCAGTCTGCACTCTGATGCTGATGGCCTCCTCCAGTGCAGCGAGGAAGGCGTCGTCTCTCTTGTCCAGTTCCGTCTCAATCGCGTCACGGAAGTAAAAGATCGGCTCGATGCCTTTGCGGCTGATGCTCTTCGCCATGCGTGCAGCCATGCGGAGGTAGAGTTTCTCCATTGTGATCTCCTTCCCGGTCTTCCTGCTCTCGCGTTCTGCCGATGTAAACTGCGAGCGCTTCATTCTGTTCTCGTCGTCGACGTTGCGCGGCTTGATGCCCTTGACCTTGATCCACTTGAGGATCGGTGAGATCGGTATCTTGCCACCTCTGAAGGAGTAGGGACTGCCCCACTGCTTCTCGGTGCCGTTGACACCTTGCTCGATGAAGTCGCCATACTTCTCAGCCTCGCCTCCTGCGTAGAAGTAGAGGTATGAGCTGCGGCCCGTGAGCTTACGATCGAAGCGGAGGTTCTTTGACAGTGTGCCGGATGCGTTCCGTCGTCTGTTTTTCCCTCCGATCTTCCGAATGATCCGGATGTTCGAGACGGCATTCTCCACCACTCCCCGCCCGAAGTCGTCGAGCAGGTCGTAGAGCTTCTGATATTCGACAGGCCTTGCCATCAGATTTCAGATAGGAAAATCGTGTATGCGGTCGAAGGATTCGCGATGAGAAGCGTGGCGAAGCGCTGAGCCTTGACTGGATCAACAAGAGCCGCGCTCACGCGGTTGCGATTCGCTTGAGCGGCGTCGTCCACTGTTGGCCATGTCAGAGATCCGTCCTCGTTCTCATTGGGTTCAACATAGTCGCTTCCGCACTTGAATACAATCACGCCGCTGGTGCTTTCTACGATGAAGTCCTTGCCGTCGAAGTTTATGGTCATTGTGTTAGTTGGATTTGATTGGTTAATACGTTAGCACTGACTGTTGTCGCGTTGTTCTGGAACTTCATGCCCATGAGATCACCGGCCACGACTGAGACGGTGTTCACGAGATCAGTGAAGACACCAGCTGCTGATCCGGCCGCAATCGTCAAAGTGAGAGCTTGGTCGACGCTGTTCTTTCGTACCGTGCACACAAGTGATCCAGTCGCAGGTTGTGCCGCTGATGTTTGAACATAGAGTCGAGATAGTGTCCCGCTTGTGACCATTGGCGTCCGTCGAACATTGTCAGATGATACTATGGTTTGCGCTCCATTAAAGAGCGAGCCGAAATAGGTAGAAGATGCCGGGATTGTGCTCGCGTTCTGACTCTGGCCGAGAATGGTAAAGGTACCAGAGACGATGCCCAAGTCTGTGACCATCTCCGCCGCTGTTCGAGCCGTCACGCTGTTGTCTGTATTTATGCGCAGGAAGCGAATCGCGCTCGGGTTCGTGAGCTTCATCATGCTCTGGCCGACGGTGGTCGAGTCAGTGATGTGAGAAGCGGTGAGCTGTCTGCTCTGCCAGAGATCAGTCCCTCCGTCATAATAGAACATGTCGTTCGCCGCAGGACTGGGCACTTGTACGCCGTGCAGCTCGTTCAGCTCGTAGCCGTTCTGGATTGCAATGATCACTCTGCCCTGAGTCGGATGTGATCGCGCGATGTACCCAAGGAAGACCGCGTGTGCAGGCTCAGCCGGTGGCGTGTTGGCCTGCGATGCTCCAGCCGTCTCTGATAGCCAGAGAGTGTCGCCTGCCGTGAAGCTCGAGGTGTCGAGATCGTGCAGGGTTCCACTCACAGCGACCTGTCCGTCTGAGTTGTTTGCGATGTTCGCGATCACGAAGCCGATCGTCTTTGAGCTGGTTGCCTCAGTCGATGCGTCTGCGAGCACCGCGTTCGGTCGGTTGCCAGTGGCTCCGCTCAAGTACACGATCTGGCCCTTGAGCAGGGTCGATCCGGTGCTGTTTCGTACTGTGATCTGTACCGTCTCTGAGGCGTCCACTACTCCGTCCGCGTCCGTATCGTATACGCTCTTGAGCATGTCACCGATCACGGGAGGGAAGGTCGGCTTGTTTAGGATCTCAGCCAGTCCGCTCGTCGCATTCCAGTCCGCGTTCACGGCTGCCGTATATTGACTCGAAGCGTCTGGGAAAGTCAGTCCGCCTGCGTTCATGTTCATCGTGTCGCCAGCTGCGTCATCGACCACAGTGACCCCAGTCCTCTCGATGTTGGAGTACTTCGTAGAGTCAGCGTTGCGCGCTGTCACGTATGTCGGAGCGATCTCTGTGAAGCCCGTCGCTGATTCAGTCTTGAGCTTCTGCTCGCCGAGGTTCACGTTCTGTGAGGCTCCTGTGTAGGGCACCAGTCCGTCAATCGAAGGTATCGTCGGCAAGTTGTCGAGATCGTTGTAGTCGCCAGTGGTAGCAACTGTCGCCAGTGTTGGCTTGTTGAGTATCTGGTAGTCACCGCTGGTAGCGTTCCAGTCGACAGGACTCTGCCGAGCACGGAAGGCTGAGCCGACGAGTGTCCAGTATGAGCTATTTGTCGGAAGGATCGCGTCATTTGTAGCGATGCAGCGATAGAGGCTGCCGCCATACCAGACCACGTCGTTCACGAGGTACGGGTTGCCGGTGGCTGTGACGTGATTCTGATTGAACTCTGTGCTGATTAGCGTACCGCTTCCACCTCCGCCTCCTGTCGAGTTGATCCGGACGCGGCCATCTCCCAGATCTTCGATCGTGACGTTCGTGCCATCCACGAGATCGAGTACATTCTGGACCGTGTTGTCGACGTTGTTCACGCGAAGGATCAGAGAAGGAAGTGGCGAAGGAGGTGTGCCGGATCCACCGCCGCCGATGCTCCAGTCCGCAGGTATGTCGCATGCGTTGTAGTCATTCGGGACGCTGATCGTGAGCGCCAGAGTGCAGCCGCTCAGCGTGTGAGTCCACTCCTCAATGAAGGGAGTGATGGTGCTTTCGCCTTCCACTTCGACCAGGCTGCTGAAAACAACCTGCCCGTTCTGGATCTCGCTCAGCAAGTCCTCCGCAAGCCGGATGCAGTCACTGATCGACTCCTTCTGGTAGTCAGGCTTGTCCTCTTTGTCGCGTGGTATGTCCGCGAAGATCACGTCGAAGGTGAAGACGCGAGCGCCTGCGGCTGCTCTGACCTCGACCGGTGCGACGTGCATCCACGGGAAGAGCTGATCCTTCTCCAGATCAGTCTGATCGACTTGCCCGTGAGTGAAGCGCTTGATCAAAAAGTGGCCGTCAGCGAACACCTTGAAGCGCTCGACGACGACGTTGTAGCTAATATTGTTAAACATTGCCTCGTTTTATTCGTTTGAGCAGTCTCAACTTCTCCGCGTTGTAGTCCCGCATGTAGCTGAGATGCGTGTATATTTCGTAGATGTTCCGATCGAGTACCGCGTCGAACTTCGTCACGTCATTGCCGCTCAGGATCTCGAGGATGTGCAGCCAGCCATAACGATCGAGACCGTCTGGCGTGATGTCTATCTCGCCTTCATCTCCGTCATCGCTTCCGTCAGCTCCTGCTCGAGAGTACTTGTCACGCAGTCGCGTGCGATAGTCGAAAAAAAAACAAGGGCCCCTTGTATCTGACTCATGCGCATGCCCTTCATCGTCTCGACCTGACGCTTCGCCTCCTCCATTGTGTACTTTTTGATCTCGTAGTACTGGCCGAGCTGTGCAGTGATCGGACGGAAGAGCACCGCCATGAGCTGAGGCATGAAGCTCCAGTTCACCGATGAGCCCTTCCAGATCTCACCAGCCCACGCTTCCGCGTCGACGTGCTCTCTCATCGTGAGCAGGTCCATGTCTGGAATGAAGCCGAAGAGCTGACCCTCCAGTCTGAAGGTCGGCACGTGTATCGGCGTGCACTCAGACACGCTCCGCTCGATCAGCTCGAGTGTCTTATTGACTGCCTCGTATGTCCAGTTCTCGACCACTGTCTTCTTGATGCCAGTGTATGCGCTGATTCGCTCGCTCTCGGTCTTCGCGTTCATGTACGCGATGTACGTCCGCAGCGTGACGTCGTCCAGTGTCTTCGGTATCTGCATCGCCTCAGCGAAGTCGATCGACACCTCGCGCATGGCCTTGACCTTCGCAGCGTAGTCCGGATCGTCCTCGAGCCAGTTGTAGTGTGTTGATCGATGTATCCCCGTGTTGTTGGCCGCAGTCGTGACCACGCCGAGCGACTTCTCGAGGTTGTCGATCATTGTTTTCTTGAGTGTCGAGCTGTCGACCTTATCCATGCTGTTCGAGTTCTGGGTTCCACACTTGTCCGTTGATCTTCACCTCGAGCTCTGGACTCTGTTCGATCATACGGTTGATTATGATCTGGCAGTATCTCGGCTCCTTCTCCATGCCGTAGCACGTGCGACCGATCTGATCGCTGGCGAGCATGGTCGTCCCGCTTCCCAAAAAGAGATCGAGCACGATGTTGCCGCGTTCGCTGCTTGCCTCGATCGCATTCGCCACCATCTCGAGTGGCTTCTGGGCGGTGTGATGTTTATCGCTGGTGCGATTGTGTCGCCAGATATTCGGGCGGCCCATGATCGGACGCTCGCCTGTGATCGTCTTGCCCATGACCTTCGTCTCGATCGGTGAGTGCGTCATCAGCCAAATGAGCTCGTGACATTGTTGATACCACGTGCCGAGGCCTCCGTCACCTTTGTCCCAGACGATCAGATTCTTCGGAGTGAGTTCTGCCTGAGTGAATGCCTTCTGGAGTGAGAAGGCGCTGTGCCAGTCGCAGCACACATAGACGTGACTGAAGAGCTGGGTGTGTGCTCTCACGGCTGTGAAGATCGTCACGAAAAAAGGCATGGCCATGCTGTCATCGTTTACTCCGTGCACTCCGGTGCTATTGCCGAAGAGTGCGTAGGGCGGATCCGTGAAGACCATGTTCGCCTTCTGTGAGTTCATGAGCTTGTCGACCTCTGTCGTGATCGTGCTGTCTGAGCAGAAGAGTCTATGCGGGCCGATCTCGATCATGTCGCCTTCGACGATCGTAGTGCGCACGCGTTCCGGCTCGACGTAGCTGTCCGGAGCGTCATCGATCACAGGGTCGAACATGTCCTTCGGCAGGTCCATGCCCCACTCATCGAGCTCGGCTATGTCCCACTCGTTCGCTAACATCTCCCAGTCCCAGTCTCCGAAGCCGACGTTGTCTTTGATAATAAACTGGCGCTGCTCTTCCGGAGTCAGGTCGCTGGCCTTGATCACTGGGACGTCTGTGATGCCTGCTTCCTTGCATGCCTTCAGACGCATGTTGCCGCCGAGGACGATCATGTCATCATTAACCACGATCGGACGCAGCTCGAGCATCTTCGGGAAGCTTCTGATCGACTCGACGAGGCGCTTGAATTTCGCGTCCTTGATCGTGCGCGGGTTGCTCGGGTTCGGCTTGATCTTGCCCAGTGGTGTGAGTGTGCTGTTCATGATTTCGCCTCCTTGTATGACGCGATGCAGACCGCGTAGCGCTGATCTGCTTCCGTGTATTCTGTGAGCATCTTGCTGTCTGACATGCAGCGAGCCATGAAGTCCTCGCGCTTCTCGCTGGGTGTGGGTGTGGGTATCGGCATTACTTGCGTTTTTTCGTTTGCTTGAGTAGATCCATGAGCGACATGACGACCACGGTCGCGATCGCGATCCAGAGCACGTAGATGAGGTAGAGCTTAATCATGCTTGCTGTGATATTAGGGCCTCGACGTACTCGTAGTGCGCCTTCAGCCGGTGTACGTATCCGTTCGAGAGTTCGATCATCGTGATGTCGTGGACTCCGCTCTCGTATACTCCGACGACGTGCTCCAGTCTGAGCGCGATCCGGTGCTCGCTGTATTGCTTCGCTCTGTGGATCGCAAGATCTCGGAGTACCTTGTCTGTGATCTCGTCGATGTCGGTGTCTTCCTTCTCGAGCAGTGAGATCGCGAACAGGACGTTGTTCTCGACGTATATGCGGTGGCCGTTTCTCATATCTGGACGTCTTGCTTTTTTCCGATCTGGAGCTGGAGCTCCTTGATCACGATCCGGACACAGTTGTCGCAGCGCTGCATCGGCCTGCCGCTGACCCTCTCGAACCACTTGATCACATGATCGACCTGTTCGCTGGTTATCTTGCCTGTCTTCGGGAGCGAGTTGATGAAGTCCTCGAGCATGTTCGTCTCTGTGTCGGTGAGTCGGTACTTGCCCCACTTGCCGATCGGACAGGACTCGAAGCTCCACTTCGTCTTCTCCGGTATGTCGCAGCCGCAGAGGCGGACCTTCTTTTTGTAGTACTTGACAAGATTGAGATCCTTCTGCTCCTCGGTCGTGTCCAGTTCGGACTCATCAACCAGACCGCCATGCGTGCCCGTGACGAGTCTCTTGAGATTCATCAGCGAACCACAGCTTGTGGTCTCTGGGTTGTAGAATTTACACCTGCCACATTCATTCATCCGGGCAGTCCGGACCCGTGCTGGGACGTTGAGCTTGAACATTGTCTCGTATTTTTTTGATCGCGTTCTCGACCAGTTTGTATAGTGCTCTCTTCGGTATGCCTGTTTCCTTGCTGACGACATCGTACTTGAAGTCCTGCATCGCGTAAAGTCGCAGGACGACGGCATCGAGTTCCGGCATCAGCGAGATGTACGCGTCTATGTACTCGTTGTCGATGCGCGCACCCAGCCACGTCGTCTCGGGTTCCATGTTTGAGACGTCCGTCTCGGTGCTCCAGTGTGCAGCGAAGCGTCGGTACTTCTGGGCGTACTTCGTGTGCTTGCCGATCTTCATCAAAAAGAGCGACCTGTTCACGTACTCGTAGAGCTTGCCTCGACTTGCGACCTCTTCAGCCTGTGCTCGATGCTTGTCGAAGATCTTGAGCAGGGTCTCAGACAGGAGGTCCTCACCGCGCACCACGTCTCTCTCGAGTCGGATCGCGTTCTGCCTCCATTGTTCGAGGTGTCTGTTCACAAGTGTCTCCAAAAGTTCTCGGTGTTGCACTTTTTGGGCATATCTTCGCAAATGTAACGACGGCAGAGGCGCTTCGCTGCTTCTGACCTGTGCAATTTATAAACATGACTCTCGAAGCATTCATTCTCGACCACTTCGGCACTAAGGAACTGGCAGCTCGTCGGCTCAAGATCGCGCGCTGGACGATGTACCGCTGGCTCAAGGATCCGGACAGTATTCAACTCAGACACTACAAACGTCTCGCACAAATAACCGACACCGATGTCACGACGCTCATCTCATACGGCCCCTCATCTTCTCGCAGAGTTCGCCGACCTGCTTGACAAAGAGACGGCTCGACAGGTTCTGCTTAAATTGCAGCCGCTCATCGCGGATCGGCATCTGTATGACGTGAACAGGACGATCGTGCAGCTCATGCCGGACGACTACGATGTCGACTCAGACAGTCTTGTGCAGGCCATCGAGCGCGAGCCGGAGCAGCTGTTCACGATTGTGTGCTATTGTGTGAGCGAGGTGACTGGAGTCAAGACGGTCGGCAAGATCAGAAGCCGACGTGCTCCGGAGGTGCATGCCCGTTACTTCGTGCTGTTCATACTTTGCGAAGAGCTTCACAGCATCGGACGCGTCACCTATCGAGACATCCAGCGTATGTTTGACGGCAAGCTTCACCACTCGAGCATCATTCACGCGCGTCACATGGTCGAGAGTTATCTGGCGAGCGATCAGTTCATAAGGAAGCAGCTGATCAGCGTCACGAACATGCTCGCGACCTATGGGCACTGGAAGGCTGCCGCGAAGATTAACAGCATCGAGCCACTATGGAAGACACCGACCGCATAAAGGCACTCAAGAACGAGCTCTTCCTTCTCATGGCTCGCAGGTCGCTCAGGCCGTGCGTCGCTGAGAACTCGAGGATGTGGTCGATCATGCGCGAGCTTTATGAATTAACAGGAGACGAAAATTTTAAACTATGAGCAAATACGAACAGAAGCCGAACACCGGCGTACTATTTAAGAACAACCGAAAAGAGAAGGACACGCACCCGAACTCGAACGGCACCGCCTTGATTGATGGCAAGAGCTACCGGATCAGCGGCTGGACGAAGGAGAAAAACGGCGAGAAGTATCAGTCTCTCTCGTTCACACTTGTCGAGGGACCGAAGGAAGGAGCTCCAGCTCCTGCACCCAAATCTGAAAAGACCGACGACGACGACCTCCCGTTCTGATGCCGAAGATCGACTTCCTCCCGAAGCAGCTCGAGTGCTTCCGAGCGCTCACGATCGACTCACCGGTCGAGTGGGTGCTCTTTGGAGGAGGTCGAGGCGGCGCAAAGTCATTCACCGGATCAGTCTGGCAGATCCAGCGTCGGCTGAAGTATCCGGGCACGCGTGGACTGATCGGTCGCTCGAAGCTTGACACGCTCAAAAAGACGACCCTCAAGACGTTTTTCGAGGTTTGTGGCATGTATGGGCTGCGCATGGAGAAGGACATCACGTTCAACGCTCAGTCGAATGTGATCACGTTCTCGAATGGCAGCGAGATCCTGCTCAAGGACCTGTTCGCGTATCCTTCCGACCCCGAGTTCCAGCAGTTGCAAGGTCTCGAGCTGACTGATGCGTGGATCGATGAGGCTGCTCAGGTGTCCCGTCGTGCTGTGGAGGTCTTGAGCTCCTGCTTCCGTTTTAAGATGAAGGAGTACGACCTCATGCCGAAGATGCTGCTCACTTGCAACCCTCACAAGGGCTGGCTCTATCACGAGTTCTATGTTCCATGGAGGGACGGGACGATGAGCGCGAAGCGTGCCTTCGTTCAGTCGCTGGCGTCTGAGAACCCTCACTTGCCGTCCAGCTACCTCGACACGCTGGAAGATCTGCACGAGATCGATCGGCAGCGTCTCAAGTATGGCATCTGGGAGTATGACGAGAGCGCCGACGGTCTCTTCGGATACGAAGATATGAGCCATGCCTTCCGGGACGAAGAGATGAAGGGCGAAATGTACCTCACCTGCGACGTCGCCAGACTCGGGAAGGACAGGACAGTGATCGCTGTATGGCGTGGACTCCAGTGCATCGAGATCAGTGAACTCAGGAAGCAAAGAGTCGACGAAGTAGTCAAGGTGATCAGATCACTCCAGTCGAAGTATCAGATCGAGACGCGGAACGTGATTGCGGATGCTGATGGCGTCGGTGGAGGTCTGTGCGACGTGCTCCGCTGCCGTGAGTTCATGAACGGATCGCGCGCGGTGCATCCGGAGCGGTTTGTTCACTTGAAGGCTGAGTGCTACTATAAGCTCGCCGAGAAGGTAGAAGCTCGCGCGATCGTGCTCCCGGTGAGCCATCGCGACACGATCATGAAGGAACTGGACATGATCCGACGCAAACGTCCGGAGGCTGATGGCAAGCTGTCGGTCTCATCGAAGGAAGAGATCAGCCGCCAGCACGGAGTCTCTCCTGACTATGCGGACGCGATCATGATGCGCATGTTTTTCGAGCTGTATCCGAACTACGGCAAGTATAGCTACGGGTGAAAAAAAAGGGCCCGGAGGCCCTCTGTAACATGTTATAACCTGTTACACTACCACAGGAAGCGCACGCGTGCGTACTTGCCTCCCTCCCTCTCTGACAGGATGCCTCCC